CCTTATGGGGCAACATCTTGATTTGCGCCCGTCCGGAGAAATCCGCGGCGGGCTTTTCATTGGATAAGCCGTGTTCCATGAACTCCGCGGCATTCTCTGGCTCGATACGCCAAAGGGCCTGGCCCTTGCAAAGTTCATCATAGATCGTGGAATAGATTCCGATCTCGAATGGGTAACGGTCCTGAACGAAACGGGGCAAGTTCTATCCTTCGATAACAGCGAGGTCATCGTCTGCAAATCCTTCACCTTAGGCCGAAGGGTTGAATGGACAGACTTCAAGTACAAGGCAAAGAAAAGACCGCGCATTCGAACCGGAACCCCGAACAGCATGCGGCGGTTGCTCAGGAAGGTTTGATGGCCTGCGACATCTGCGACAACAACTGGGTATGTGAAACCCATCCCGACAAGCCTTCTGACATCACAAGCGATCGCCCTGACGCCTGTCATTGCGGAGGGGCGGCGATGCCGTGCAAGGCGTGTGGTGGGGATTTTCTGGATAAGGGCCAAACGATTGTGATTCAGGGCAATGGTATTTCAACCGGGTAAATCAGGTAATCCAGGCGGGCGGGCGAGAGAGCGCCAGTTCACTGATGTTTTGCGCATGGAGCTTGCGGCTGCAGGCGAGGACAAGAAGGCGCTCCGGGCGATTGCGAGGAACCTGATCAACCTCGCCCGGAAGGATGATGAGAAGGCCCTGCCTGCGATCAACGTCATTGCCGATCGGCTGGAAGGCAAGCCGGCGCAGGCGATCATCGGCGGGGGCGAGGATGATCCGGCCATCAATGTGATCCACAGAATCGAGCGGGCGATTGTCAACTCTTCGGATTCCGACAGCGAAGGTCTTCCAACCACTTCTTGAGCCGGCCCGCTACAAGGGCGCATTCGGAGGCCGAGGATCTGGGAAGTCGCATTTCTTCGGCGAGATGGTTTGCGAAGAATGCATGCTGGTGAAGGGTACGCGGGCGGTCTGTATTCGTGAGGTCCAGAGGACGCTGGCGCAATCGTCCAAGCACCTGATCGAAACCAAGATCAGGGAGCTGAGCCTGCAGAACGAATTCAAGGTCTGGAACGACCGGATTGAAACACCAGGCGATGGCCTGATCATGTTCACCGGCATGCAGGACCACACCGCGGACAGCATCAAGTCGCTGGAAGGTTTCCGGATCGCATGGATCGACGAAGCGCAAACCCTATCGGCACGATCGCTCTCGCTGCTGCGACCAACTATCCGGGCCGAGAACTCGGAGCTGTGGGCAAGCTGGAATCCGAGACGCAAGAGCGACGCGATCGACGACTTCTTGAGAGCGAAGAAGCCTACCGGGTCTATCGTCGTCAAAGCGAACTGGAGAGACAATCCCTGGTTTCCCAGCGTTCTGGCGGACGAACGGAGGCTTGACCTTGAGCTATACCCAGAGCGTTACGATCACATTTGGGAAGGCGATTACGCCAAGGCATTCGAGGGAGCGTACTTTGCAGCACTACTCAGCGCAGCAAGATCGTCCGGGAGAATTGGCAGGGTTACAGCAGACCCTTTGCTGCCGCTCCGCGCCTTCATCGACATCGGCGGTTCAGGCGCTACCGCGGACGCTTTCACTATCTGGATTGTTCAATGGGTCGGTCAGGAAATCCGAATCCTCGACTACTACGAAAGCGTCGGACAAGTCCTAGCCTACCACGTCAACTGGTTGCGCAAGCAGGGCTACGAAAACGCCATCCTCTATCTGCCGCATGACGGCGTGAACGAGAACAACGTCACCGGCAAGCGGTACGAAGACCATCTGAGGGAAGCCGGGTTCAATGTCGAACCCCCGGTCAAGAACCAGGGCAAGGGTGCTGCCTCTCTACGGATCGAGGCCGTCCGGCGTCTTGGCCCCAAGATGTACTGGAACGAATCCACCACAGAGGCGGGTCGCGATGCGATCGGGTTCTATCATGAACGCAAGGACGAGCAGCGCAATGTCGGGCTTGGTCCGGAACACGATTGGTCGTCACATGCTGCGGATGGGCTGGGCCTGATGGCGATTTGCTACGAGGAGCCGGGCAGGGCTGCGAACTTCAATCGCGTAATCCAGTATCGTCAGCAGGGCTACGCATGATTGGGATGATGTGATGAAAATGAACCTTAGCTACCCCTATACCTATTTCAGGAGATATGGGTTTTCGATCAATGAGGGTGAGTTTCCAAACATCCATATCTCATGGCGGGAACGCTTTCATTTTTACCTAGCGATATCGCGGAAATTGAAATTGCACTTTAGCCTTCCATTAAGGCGGCGAAAAGCCAATGCCTAAGATGAAGGCCTCCGATCTCAAATCCATGATCGCCGCAGAGAAGGCGGATGCGCTTGCAGCGATATCAGCTGCCAAACTCGCCGAAGAACGCGCCGACGCGATGGATTATTACCTGGGCGATATGTCCAAGGATATGCCGGCGCAGGATGGGCGATCAAGGGCTGTGTCTACCGATGTGGCGGATACCATCGAAGGCCTGATGCCGAGCCTGATGGACATCTTCGCTGGATCTGACGAGGTTGTCCGGTTCGAGCCCGTTGGCCCCGAGGACGAAGAAGCCGCCCAGCAGGAAACCGACTACGTGAACCACGTGTTCATGCAGCAGAATCCCGGCTTCATGGCGCTATACTCCTTCATCAAGGACGCGCTGTTGTCCAAGGTCGGCATCGTCAAGGTCTGGTGGGAAGAGACTGAGCAGGAAGAGCGCGAGACATATTACGACCTGACCGATGATCAATTCGCGCTGTTGTCGATGGCTGTTGAGGAATCCAGGGGGGCGATGAAGATCGTTGCTCACACGGCGCATAACGAAGCAGAAGAAGCTGACGAGAGCGAGACGGCTGAAGCCAAAGAGGCGGCCTACTAATGGACGCCCTTACGCCTCCCGGCATGCTGCAGGACCAGGCTCCGCAAGCGGTGATGGCACAGGCGCTCGTCCCACAGACGCAGCCGGTGACGCACGATGTAACCATCGTCACGACCCGAAAACTCGCGTCCGCCAAGGTCATGGGCGTTCCACCGGAAGAATTCGGCATCGAGCGCGGCGCTCGGAACATCAAGGATTGCAACTACTGCTTCCACGAGGTCGTCACCAAGACCGAAGGCCAGTTGATCGCGGAAGGCTTTGACGAGGATCAGGTCAAGGCGCTGAGCGATTACCGCGGCAACAGCGAGATTGAAACCACCGCTCGGGATTCAGTCTGGGAGAGCAGTGGAACCGGATCAGGCGTGAACACCGCGACACGGCTGGTCAAGATCACCGAACACTACGTCAGGATGGATTACGAGGGCAACGGCAAGCCTTGCCTGTATCAGGTCATTACCGGGGGCGACCAAGGCGAACTCCTCAAGAAGGATGGCAAGGACTGCGTGACGCCGTTTGACGCCATACCGTTTGCCGCCACGACGCCGGTTCCGATCACCCATCGATTCTTCGGGCGCTCGATCGCCGATCTCGTCATGCCGGCGCAGCGGGAGAAGACGGCCCTCAAGCGTGGTGCTCTGGACAACCTCTATCTGCACAACAACCCACGGGTGGAGGTCGCGGAAGCCAATGCTGGACCGAATACTCTCGATGATCTTCTGGTTAGCCGCCCTGGTGGGGTGGTTCGCACAAAGACGGCGGGTGGGCTGAACTGGCAGGTCGTGCCTGACATCACAGGCTCGGTCTATCCGATGATGCAATACATCGATGCGGAACTGGAAACCCGCACCGGCCTATCCAAGCAAATGCAGGGCGTGGACGCCAATGCGCTGCAGAACCAGTCGGCAACGGCTGTTGCACAGGTATTCTCGGCCTCGCAAATGCGGGTCAAGCTGATCGCCCGCATCATGGCGGAAGGCGTGCGGGACATCTTCTCGCTGTTGCATGGCACGATCCGCCGACATGGCCAGAAGCAGGAGACCGTCAGGCTCCGCAATTCATGGGTAGAGGTCAATCCTAGGGACTGGAAAACCCGCAACGACATGACGATTGCGGTCGGGCTTGGGTCAGGCGGCAAGGCGCAGCAGTTCGCGCAGGTGATGGCGCTGGCCAACTTCCAGAAGGAATTGCTGCTCGGCGGAAAAACCAACCTCGTTGACGACAAGGCGCTGTACAATACCGGCGCCGAGCTGACGAAGATCCTGGGCCACAAGAACCCGGACAAGTTCCTGAACGATCCGAGCGCGAAGAATCCGCAGACCGGCGAACTGATGCACCCGCCGGCCCCGACCCCGGAAGATCCTAAGGTCACGGCGCTGAAGCTCAAGGCTCAGCAGGACGAAAAAGCCCTGACGATGAAGGCCGAGATTGAGAAGCTGCAGGCGCAGGCGGACATCGCCACACAGCAGCAGAAGACGCAGGCCGAAATCTCCTTGGCCGACAAGAAGGCTGATCTGGACGCCAAGCTGGCCATACTGGAACATCAGTTCAAGCTGAAAGAGCACGAGCTGAAGGTGCAGGAGCTGCAGCACAAAATGGCCATGCAGGACCAATTGCACCGCCACAAGGTCACCGAAACTGAAATGGGGCTTATCACCACGGCTGTCACGCACGACGCGAAGATGGAACAGTCAGCCGATGCCCACGAAGCCAAAATGGAGCAGGCCAGAGCGAAAGATAAGCCAAATGACTAGCATGACTCCGGAAGAGCGCGCCACACTCGTTGCCGCGATGAGCGATAAGACCCCAATGGGTCGCCTGACGGCCGGCGAGATTACCGCCTGCTTCGATCGGCTGGTGGAGATGGGTTACGACATCGTGAAACGGCCCGTTGTCGAGCAGAAGGCGCCGATCGCGGAAAAGCCGCCTGAGCCGCCTGTTGTTGACCCGATGCTGCACCCGGCGAAGCCGCCCCATACGGCATCCGCCGAACGTAAGGCAGCCAAGAACAAATGACCGACGAATTCGCCCTCCAGAGAGCCGCAGCCAAGGCCGCCCGTGCGCAGGGGCTG